TGCTTTTCGTAGAGGGCTGACACAGGATCAGCCCTGATAATCTTACCACGAGAAGCTGTAATCACATCCACAGGTACAGCACGATCCGCTGTCTGGATAACGAAGCGTACCATCTCACCGCCAAAGTTGGACTCACCAAGCACCCGGTCACATTTGAACTCCTTATACGCCTGTACAACCCGATTACCCCACACAGCAGGACTGTCGCGCAGGCTTCTGTCTGCCCAGATGTAGCCGTGGTTATCCAATCCAACACCGCCAACGATGATGCCAATCTCGTTATTCTGTAATTCGGATGGGCTCTTCGCGCCGGATGGGTCAACGGACACAACCATCCTGCGCATGTCTCCTAGAGATATTTCTTCCTTCTCCCGCCTGTTCTCTTCCAGAATTTCATACGTCCACAGAGCCCCTTCTACCTCATCAGCAAACTTACCTTCGTAAAACCTTACCCTCTGGCGTTCTGGAAGGGTAGCCAAATAATCAAGGTACGCCTGATCCAGGTTCTCTCTATTGTCCACTGGGTTCATGAACATGTGGGCGTAGACTTCCTTGTTCGTGATAGGACGCCTTGACAGTGGGTCCTGGTGCAGCATCCACAATTGATTTGTCCAATGTGACTTTCCTGGAGGGTTCAGATCGTGATAGGCCCGCTGTGGCAACAAACGCTTGGTAGTGTTGTTCATCACCTTCTCGGCAAGCCGGGTGTAGGCAACCAATGCTGAGGAGTAACTGATCTGACTGCACTCATTCAAAAAAAGCGTGCTGTACTCATTCCCTAAAATCTTTTCTACCCGTTCCTTGTCATCCAACCCGCCAAGAAATATCTTGGACTCATTGGGCAGCTCAAAGAAATGCATTGGCCGGTTGTGTTCTACCATCCTGACCTTGGGGAAGCACATCCGATTTACTTTTGGAAGCGTATCAAGGCCGATGGTAGTGTCACAGGCATTGGCACGCATCCTGAGTATCGCGTGCTTGGAATTAGGAGCCATCAATGCCCGGTTCATGATGGCATAACAAAAGGTGAACGTCTTGGTGCTGCGAGAACCGCCAACTAACAGGATATTACGGTAGACAGAATTGGCCAGGAGCTTGAACGCTTCTTTTTGTTTCAGAGTGGGTTTGAAATCAGTCCCAGGATACGTCCCCTGGGCTGTGGGCCTGCCTTTAGGTCGCAGAGCTAGGGCCATGTCCCGAAGTCCCCCCAGAAAGCCGGATTTGAAGCCTCAGATACCTTTCCAGGTGGCAGGCAACCAGAGTGCGTAATGGGAATTCCCATCTTCATGGTTATAGGGAAAGCGCATACCTGAATATCCAACCAGAGCAATTGCCTTCTCTACAGCATGTTTTATACCATCTTTATCTGGCGGGTTGTAATCATCCCACACTACCATTCCACCAGGCCGCACTAGCGGAGCAAACTGTGTGAAATCCCCCCAGGCGTGTTCACCCCCATGATCCCCATCTATGTAGAGCAGATCAAACCCTGTACCAAACTGGGCCAAGTCCACTTTCAAGGAATCACCAACCACGACATTCCACTTCACTTGGGGTGGGACGCTTTCTATTGTATGTTTGGGAGGACGGCCTTCTACAATATCCACGGTCCACAGCTCACCCCCACATTCAGATAGGGCTCTGGCAAAAGCCTGCCCACTTGTTCCCTGGGGTCCTCCCCCTGTTTCCAGGATCTTCCTGGCATTGGCTGCACGAGCCAAAACGTATAACATGTCACTGTAATTGTAATTATCAGGTATCATGATTTCACCGGGCCGTGAGCCTTCTTGATTTCCAGGTAGGCCAAAGTCTGTGTCCCCAATACATTAACCCTGTTGACGACAGTAAGCGTTCTGCTGGAATAAGCCCCAAGCACATCTTCCAGGAAAGCCTCTTCCATTGGATTCTCCGGCACTATGCTGAGACTGTAGCGTTCTGCGACAAGCTTCATTTCAAAATCCCACCTTTCTTCACCAAAACCTGTGGGTCCACAACGCTATGCCCAGGTAGATTCCAGTAAGGATAAAAGCCAACAAAAAGGCTGACACTGCTGCCCCCGCCCTGCCAAAGTCATCCCCGGGCTTATTGGCGTACTTAAAAGCGACTACAGATACCACCCAAGACATCAATACCACTAGCAGAAACAAAAACATCCCCATAATTCAGTCCCCCTTTATAAGGTGTGAACAAACCACAATCCAAGCCAGTAACCTTGAATTGCTCCTACAGCTGCACATATGCCATAGTAGGTAAGAACATCAAAGCTCAATGCACCGTGTAGCATCCACCAGATAGTAAGGCGTTCTGTAAAGATCAATTCTCGGGAAGCTGTCACATTGTTCTCCTAGAATCGACTTTCGAGCTTGCCTATTACTACGTGCAAAGGTCCGCCATCTTTTCCAGACATTGCAAGGTCCTGGCGATCAGTCCAACCTGCTGTGTTTTTCAGGAAGAAACACTGGGCGCCTAAGTTCCCATTCTTGGCAGATTCAAACAAGGAATTGACCACTATTGCCACGCCTTTTGACCTTCCTTTTTTAACTGCTTCCGCAAGCTCCGAGTAGCCTTCTTTGATCCTTTTAGTGAAAGTATCCACTGAAACGCCAATAACATGACATATCTGTTCCTGGTTTAATCCTGTACCTGACAGGAATTCTATCCTCTCAATAGTCCTCTCATCCGGTATCCATTTGTTCCTGGTTCCTCCTGCTACATAGGGCTTCTTGCCTGAAAAAGGATTCTTGAGTCCTTCTGGCTTGGCTGCTGTAGTCACAGTGACAGGCTCATAGCCTGCTTTCCTGCTCTTCAAAGCAAGCTCGATACCACCCGCCTTATTCTTCAGTTTCAACTTCATTTGATTCCCTCTTGGCTCTGCTGGGAAAACTGTTACTCTTGTCTAGAATACAAGAGAAACCTGGAATTTCAAGCGGTAATTGTTTGTGGTGGGAGTATATAGTTAAAGGCGGTGGAGTAGTGAAGGCAGCACCGATTCTGTGGAGACGCCTGAAATACTGGAAAACTATAGCGTCCTGGATCGGTGAATAAATGGTTTATAGGGGAAAATAGGGGTGGTAGAGTAGGGTGTGTTGTGTTAGATTATAGGGGTAGGTAGAGAGTGGTTTTCTTGTGGCGTCT